GAGTGGAACGGCCAGCGGACCAAGCTCGTCTACGCGTTCCCGACCGACGAGGCCCTGTGGAAGCGGTACGCCGATGTCCGGGCCGAGAGCCTGCGGCAGGGCAACGGCGGCGAGGAGGCGACCGCGTTCTACCGCGACAACCGCGCGGCGATGGACGCGGGCGCGGTCGTCGCCTGGCCGGAGCGGTTCAACCACGACGAGTTGTCGGCGATCCAGCACGCCATGAACCTGCGGCTCCAGGACGAGGCCGCGTTCTTCGCCGAGTACCAGAACGAGCCACTCCCGGCTGAGACGGCATCGGACGACGAACTGACCGTCGAGCAGATCGCCGGCAAGCTCAACCGGATGAAGCGCGGCGAGGTGCCGGTCGGCGTCAACCACGTCACCGCCTTCATCGACGTGCAGGGGAACTTGTTGTTCTGGGTCGTGGCCGGGTGGGAGGACGACTTCACCGGCTATGTGCTCGATTACGGGGCGTACCCCGACCAGAAGCGGCCGTACTTCACCCTCCGCGACGCCCGGCCGACGCTGACCGGGATCATGCCCAGCGGCGGCGTCGAGGCGGCGATCTACGCGGGCCTGGAGACGCTCACGGGCCAGATCCTCGGCCGGGCCTGGCGGCGGGACGACGGCGCGGACTTGCGGGTCGAACGCTGTCTGATCGACGCCAACTGGGGCTCTTCGACGGACGTGGTCTACCAGTTCTGCCAGCAGTCGGCCCACGCCGGGATCGTGCTGCCGAGCCACGGCCGGTTCGTCGGCGCGTCGAGCCAGCCGTTCAGCGAGTACAAGCGGCGGCCGGGGGACCGGGTCGGTTTCAACTGGCGGATGCCCAACGTCCAGGGCAAGCGGGCGGTCCGGCACGCCCTGTACGACACCAACTTCTGGAAGAGCTTCGTTCACGCCCGGCTGGCGGTGCCGATGGGCGAGCGCGGCTGCCTATCGCTCTTCGGCGACATGCCCGAGACGCACCGCCTCTTCGCGGAACACGTCACGGCCGAGTACCGGGTCCGCACCGAGGGGCGGGGCCGCACGGTGGACGAGTGGAAGATGCGGCCGGAGCGGAGCGACAACCACTGGCTCGACGGCCTGGTCGGGGCGGCGGTCGCGGCGTCGATCCAGGGCGTCATCCTACCCGGCACCGGCGGCCGCGAGCCCGTAAAGCGAGGCCGCGTGAGCTTCCGCGAACTGCAGAACAAGTCCCGGCGCTGACCGACACCTCACTCCAGAGAAATCGCCCCGGACATTCCGCCGCTTCCGGTAGCTCACCAGTAAGGGGAGCGCATTCGGAGGCGATCATGCCGGACGAACTCGACGACGCAATCGAACAGAACGCGAAGGGGCCGGCCAAGGCCTCCGGCGACGCCGGCTCGGTCGAGCAGCACAAGCTCGCCGAGCAGATCGAGGCCGACCGCTACCTCGCGTCCAAAGAAGCTGCCAAGAAACCGAATCGCGGCCTGCGCTTCAACAAGCTCGTTCCGCCGGGGGCCGACTGAATGTTTCGCTGGCTGGCCAACCTCTGGGGCACCACGCCGCCGCGAACCGGTCGCGGCCGGGTCGTCCGCGTCGTGCGCGGCCGGTACGACGCTGCCAGCACGTCCGACGACAACCGCCGCCACTGGGCCAACGCCGACGGGTTGTCCGCCAACCAGGCCAACAGCGCCGAGGTGCGGCGCGTCCTGCGGAATCGTGCCCGCTACGAGGTCGCCAACAACAGCTACGCCAAGGGGATCGTCCTCACGCTGGCCAACGACGTGGTCGGCACCGGCCCCCGCCTGCAACTCCTGACCGAGGACTCGGAGGCCAACACCCGCATCGAGCGGCAGTTCACCGCCTGGGCCAAGGCCGTCGGCCTGCCCGAGAAGCTTCGCACGCTCCGGATGGCCCGGGCCACCGACGGCGAGGCCTTCGCGGTGTTGACCAGCAACCCGCGACTGCCGACGCCGGTGCAACTCGACCTGCGTCTGGTCGAGGCTGACCGCGTCGGCACGCCCGACCTCAACGCCGCCGTGGCGAACGCGGTGGACGGCATCGTCTTCGACGCGGCGGGCAACCCGGTCGAGTACTACGTCCTCAAGGACCACCCCGGCGACGGCTACCGGGCCGTGCGCGAGTACGACCGCGTCCCGGCGGCCGCGATGCTGCACTGGTTCCGCTGCGACCGGCCCGGTCAGGCCCGGGGCGTCCCGGACATCCTGCCGGCGCTGCCGCTGTTCGCCCAACTGCGACGGTTCACCCTGGCGGTGATCGCCGCTGCCGAGACGGCCGCCGACTTCGCGGGGATTCTCTACACCGACGCCCCGGCCAGTGGCGAGTCCGACGCGGCCGAGCCGTTCGAGCCGATCGAACTGGAGAAGCGGGCACTCGTCACGATGCCCGGCGGCTGGAAGATGTCGCAGTTGCAAGCGGAGCAACCTTCGACGGGATACGCCGAGTTCAAGCACGAGATCCTGAACGAGATCGCCCGCTGCCTGAACATGCCGTTCAACGTCGCGGCGGGCAACAGCAGCGGCTACAACTACGCGTCCGGCCGGCTCGACCACCAGACCTACTTCAAGGCGATCCGGGTCGAGCAGGTCCACCTCGAAGCCGTTGTTCTCGATCGCATCCTCGCGGCGTGGTTCGACGAGGCCGCGCTGATCCCCGGTTTGCTGCCCGACGACCTGGGGCCGTTCGTCCACTGGCCGCACCAGTGGTTCTGGGACGGGCACGAGCACGTCGATCCCGCCAAGGAAGCGACGGCCCAGGCGACCCGCCTGGCCAACCACACGACCACCCTCGCCCAGGAATACGCCCGCCACGGCCGCGACTGGGAGGACGCCCTGCGGCAGCGCGCCAAGGAACTGGCCCTCGTCACCGCGCTCGGGCTGACCCCGGCGCAGGCTCAACCGACCACGAACCCCGAAGAGGAGCCCGACGATGCCGTCGCCACGCCGGACGACTGACGATCACCCGCCGCGGAACCTGCGGCTGGAAGCCCCGACCACCCTCGACCTGGAAGCCGCCGGCGAAGGCGGGGCGACACCGAGGGGATAGAATCTTCACAACCCGTTGTAGGTGTTGATCTCGGCACTCCCAGGATGTGTATTCGGAGTATTCATGTGGCAGACAGGCACGCTGAAAACCTGATTGTGGAAGACCAAATCATTATCCAGACACAGAGAACGGGTATCCCGATTTACGACTTCGACTTTCGAGCCTTTTTAAGTTGCCGTTCGATCTTGCATCCCACGGTCGATAGACCCCTGGTGGCGCGGATCGGCGCGTTTGACGATTACCCGACCTGGTATGCCCAGCAGCAGCAAGCCGGATTCCGACCGATCCATTCCCCGGACGATCATGCACGGTGTTCCACCTTGAGTGAATGGTATCCGCTCATTGCTGAGTTCACCCCACGCAGTCGAGTCTTCCATAGTAAGCCAGCGGTTGAACAAGTCGAAGCCGATTTCACCTGGCCCGTGTTCGTGAAAGGGATTCGGCAAACGAGTCGCCATCGACGACAACTGGCGATCATCCAATCGCCGGCGAAATTCATGGAGGCGATGCAAGCCTACGAATCCGATGCGATTTTGCACTGGCAGCCGATGGTGGTTCGCGAATATGTCCCTCTGCGCCCCGTCGAAGATGCTGACCCGGAGCGCATCCCAAGTTCGTTCGAGTTCCGCACGTTTTGGTGGCATGGCCGCTGCGTCGGGGCTGGCCGGTATTGGTGGCAGGCCAAGCCCTACAGCTGGACCCCGACGGAACGCGAAGATGCCCTACGGCTGGGAGCCATCGTGGCCGAGCGAGTGCCGGTTCCGTTCTTGGTGGTCGATCTGGCAATGACGGCCGATGGACGGTGGATCGTCATTGAGTGCAACGATGGTCAAGAGAGTGGCTACGCCGGCATCTCGCCAGTAGGTTTGTGGAGTTCAATATTACAACTGCTTACCGTCTGAATTCATTTCTCGATGAGATCAAGCACGGCACGCTCGGCAACGAGACGTACTCGAACCGGGCCGACACCTACGGCCTGATGCTGTCCATCGACCGCCGCCTACTGGCGATAGGGTCGAAGTAAGTCAGTTAGCCCGTTCTCGAATGTGTCGCAGCGAATCTGTTCAGGCGGTTCGGAATCGGGTAGCTGGTACGTATCAGGTTGATTTGGCCAGGTAAACGCTAGAACCTTTTGTCGTCCCAACTGATCCTGTAAGCGAAAACGTGTCGAATGGAGCGCTGTAAACCAGGGAGTGGTTGCACGCCGTGTAAAGATCGGCACAACCACGGCGGAACGGGCAAGTTGTGATCCTGCTTGCTTTAACCGATGGGTGTTCACTTCGAGTTCGCGCGATTCCACGTTTGCCGACTTGCATTCAAGGTGAAACAAGATGCCGTTCTTAAGCACAATCAAAATATCGAACTCAGCATCAGCGATATGAGGAGTGTTTTCTCGTGCAATTTTCACCCCTGTCCAGACAGATTGCACTGCCGGGTGCGGGTTCTGTTCCAGCCAATCAAGCACTCGGCGAGCCACAGCGCGTTCGAGTGAATCACCAATGCGAGCCGGTGGCTGCGGTACCTGATTGGCTCGACGTATGGCTGCCCGACGTGCTGCATCCCCCAGATTCAGTGTGCCGTTGTAGGCATTCCTCAGATTCTGAGGCGTCATCGCATGTCGGAGCTGGTTCAGCGTTCGCGTCCAGCGTTGGTATTCATCTGGAACAAGAGTAGCTACCTCATCAAAACGGACTCGTTGAACCTCACCTGAAACCGATGCCTAGGCAAAATGCTGATTGTGCAAATCGTAGGTGTACGTTTCATCAACACCATACCGTTCTTGACATATCGCCTGTGGGATCGCACCAGGCCGGATCCGTTGATGCTCACTACCGGTTGCAAAAGTGTAGCCATTGAGTCGCAGGATATCGGCAAGGTCAAGTCGATGCCGCGTGTAAGGAGCAACTTGAGGAGGTTGACTGAACCCCGATGGAAAGATGCTGTACATAGCTGGGCGTTCATCACCATAGAGAAGACGAGGAGCACGAGATTGGAAGGCATTGAGCAAACCGATCGGAGTATGCTTGGTTCCGCCATTGGTCACCAAATAGATGGTGGCGTACTGATCGGCTACTGATTGAGCGAATTGAGCCAGAGTTGTGGCCAACAAGGACGGATCGTTGACGTGAGCCAAGCGAACCACGTCCACCGTGACTAGGCCATATTCCTCCAGCACAGCGCGAGGTGCTGACGTCCAGTCGCTCTGATTGGCCTCATCGCTCTCTACCCAAAGAATCTGATCGCCCGATTCTGCGATCTCTAGAACGGGTGGAAGATTCGCCACCTTCTGGCCGGTCGAAACAAGCACGAACAAGTTCATCGCATCTTCCCCAAACATCTCCGCTGGTCAGTTGTCGTCTCAGTCTTGACGCTGTTGTCAGTATACGCCTCGGTGACTGATTTATTTCTGTTGCAACCGGGACGGCTTCGACTACCGGATCGACGTGGCGGTGCAACGCAAGGTCGAGCCGACGGCGGGGAACCTCGATGCGCTCATGGAACTGGTGGAGGAGATCGCCTTAGCAGGCTTTAGGCCGGAGACTGGAGACCGGAGCCAGTGACACAGCGTTGTCACATACACGATTTGGACATCGTCCACCCCGATCGCCGCCGCACTCGCACCTCGGCCTGCTGCGGAATTTCATCCTGTTCTGAGGGCAGTCTATAGTCTGTAGTCCGCAGTCTGCAGCGAAAACCAAAGTCCGATGCTTGGCTACAGACTCCAGACTGCAGTCTCCAGACTCATCTTGAGGCCGACGTGACCACCCGCGGCAACGCCGGCTGGCGGGCCACGGTCGCCACGCTCAAGGACGGCTCCATCGAGTTCGAGATGGTCTGGGACACGGCGGACGACGACTTCGCCGCCATCCGCGGCACGTTCCTCAACCGCGGGGCGATGGAGTTCGCCGTCATGGACGGGCCGGTGAACGTGCCCGGCTCGCAGGGGCTGCGGGCCACCTGCATGGTCACCAACTTCAGCCGCAACGAGTCGCTCGAAGAGGCGATCACAGTCAGCGTCACGGTCAAGCCGACGTTCTCACTCAACCCGCCCAGATGGGTCGTCGCCCCCTGATCCACACCCGAGGAGTCCTCATGCGTTCGCTTCTCTGTTCCGTCCTGGTCCTTGTCCTCGCCCCGCTCGCGGCCCACGCCGACACGATCCGCATCGGCGGCGAGACGAAGTACAAGCCGCATTCGCTCGTCCGGCTCAAGGCCGAGGGCGTCGATGCCAAGGCCGCGCTCCTGTGGCGGGTCTACCCGTCCAAGGACGTGCAGCGGGCGACTTCGCCGCGCGGCCTGTTGGAGTTCGCCG